CTGCTACTGGCACAGTATCAATGATACGTAATACTAAATTTAAAAATCCTAGTCCGGTACTTCGTATTCCAAAATCAACTATAAAAAGTATTTGGGATATGACTATAGATATGTTTATTGAACCAATTCAATTAGCACATCAAATAAACTTAGAATCTACTGTATTAGCACCGCAACGAATAGGCAACGGTTCAGGACCAGTTGAAGGTGAAACAGTATTAACATTACAACCAACAGGTCCTGTAACAGGACCATATGGTACAGCAGATAACACATATGCTACAGCAGATCAAAATCCAGAAGCTCCGGGCTTTACAGGCACAGAGCCATATGGTCCAAATACTATGGACTATCGTGCTGATGCTGATCCTAGATTTGCTTTCATAGCACGTAGTAGTCCAAGAAGTTTTGGATATACAACAGGTTACTTAGATGGTACGGCTGAGGCTCCAAATGGATTCCCAACTGGTGCAGGAATTGCATTCCCTCAGAACCCACAAGTTGGTGCATATTTCTTACGTACAGATTATCTACCACAACTACTATATCGTTGGGATGGTAGGATATGGGTTCGCATATCTAAGAATGTAAGAACACAAACTGGATTCACTGAAACAGATTTGTCACAACAATCTAGCTTCATAAATAACAGTAACGTTACAATAACAACTAGTGGAACAGAGATTCCACAGAAACAAGCATTGTCAACTATTTTGACAATAGCACCAGATACACTACCACCGCAACCTTAAGATTTTAGAGATTTGCAATTATTAAAATGCCATCTTGGCATAGTGCAAGACCCGCCCTGTTTCCCGCAATGCGGACATTCTATTATTTTGTATTTCATGCCGGTGCGACTTTTTGCACTATTATCAATCCATTCTTGTGTTAGTTGTCTGCCTTTGTTTTTGTTTGGCCTAGTTCTTGCTTTTGGTTTTTTGTATGTTAGTCCAATCTTTTTTGCAAGATAATCCGGTGATCGTTTTATACCAGTTTGTCTTTTGCTTTTGTGCTCATTTTCTTCTGTAGTATGTTTTCTTCCTGTTTGAGCTTTTGCAATTTTACTACGACCAATTGGACCGGGATCGCCCCCGTCACCTGATTCTATTTTTAGATTAGCCCATTCATTACTTTCAACTATATTCCATAAGTTACTGTAATATTCACCCCATTGCTTAACTTCATCGTTAGTATAACATTCTCTTAAGATTTCAGTATCGTAATCAAATCCGTGCTTGTTTAGATGCGATTTCCAATATTTTCCCGAACCTGTGTATAAATGCGGGTCTTTTGAAGAAGTTTTTCCTAGATACTTTAATCCAGTAATACGATGGGTCTTTTTATAAAGATAAATAGTCATGCTGATGCTCCTTAATAGCGTTAGAGTAACTGGGTGTCAGAAGCCGCGAGTTACACTATTATTTATACAAGGAATACTATTTTGGCAGCCTTCTTCTACGATAATCAGGTCCGCAGATTTCTAATTCAGTTTGGAAAAATCTTTAGTAATTGGTATGTTACTAAAGGTAAAGATCCTGCAGGTAATGATATACTTGTTCGTGTACCAGTTATGTATGGTGACTCAAGTCGTCAAGCAAGTACTATCATTGCTAATAACAGTGCAAGTAATTTACCTAGCGCACCACTTATTACATATTATATTACTGGTCTAGAATATGATCAAAAAAGAACTCAGGACCCCACTTTCATTGATAAAATTCAAGTTCGTCAACGTAGCTATAACACAGAAACACAAAGTTATGAAACTGTACAAGGACAGGCATTTACTGTTGAAAGATTAATGCCAGTACCCTATACATTACGTATGAGTGTAGATTTATGGACAACTAATTATAATCAAAAATTAGAATTGATTGAACAACTAGGTACACTATTCAATCCTTCATTAGAAATTCAATCTACTGATAACTTTATTGATTGGACTTCACTAAGTGTTGTTTATCAAGATGGGTTAACGTTTAGTAGTAGAACTATTCCACAAGGTTCAGGTAATCCCATTGATGTATTAAGTTGGAAATTCTATATGCCTATATGGATTAGCAATGCGGCTAAACTTAAAAAGATGGGTGTTATTGAAAAGATTATTGCTAGCATCTTCTCTGGCAAAGCCCTAGATGATATACAGAATGATGATTTATTATTAGGTACAAGACAAAAGATTACACCATACGGGTACAAGTTATTATTGATCGGTAATAGTTTACAATTGTTACCAGCTAATCAAGATTTCTACCCAAGCAATGAGGATTTAGATTTACCTCCTAATCCTAATACAAGTTTATATTGGTCAAGTCTATTAAATGTATACGGAACTATACGTCCTGGTATTAGTCAGATATGGTTACATAATCCTTTTATGGATACTGAGATTGTTGGTACTATTGTGCCCGACCCAGTAGATGATAGATTATTGATATATGATATTGACCCAGATACCCTGCCTCAAAATACATTGGATCCTGTAGACAGCGTGATTAACCCATTAGTCACTGGACCAAATGCAGGGTTACCTCCCGCAGAAAATGGAATGAGATATCTTATTGTTGATAACATCGGTAGTGAGGGTGATACTACTATCGCATGGGGTAATGTGGTAGCATATGCTAATGACATTATTGAATATGATAGTGGTACAGGAGAATGGTTCGTATCATTTGATAGTGCCCAAGCTACTACAGTTGAATATGTTACCAATTTAACAACCAGCATACAATATCGCTATGTTAATACAGAAGATGCATGGATGAAATCATGGGAAGGTTTTTACGACCAGGGTGATTATAGTATTGTAATCTAATTTACTTTATGCTATAATGTCTTAGCATATGAATAATATCTCAGCAGGCGTTTTCTTTTACGCTAAAAACACACAACGATTCTTATATCTACTTAGAACGGATAGTAAAAATCCGGGTAACTGGGGTATACCAGGTGGTAAAATAGAAAACGGTGAAACATTACTTGTAGGTATTGATAGAGAATGTTGTGAAGAAATTGGCTACTTCCCAGAAAATCCTAAATTAGTACCTATACAAAAGTTTGTAAATAATACATTTACATATCACACATTTTTTTGCAAGATAGATGAAGAATTTACTCCAGTACTAAATGAAGAACATTGTGGGTATGCATGGGTGGGAGATAATCAATATCCTAAACCATTACATCCTGGACTGTTTAGTACTGTAAACTTTGATGTTGTTCAAAAGAAATTAAAAGCACTTACAAAAAAAGAGACCTAAGTCTCTTTTTTTATTTTAGCATTTTTGCTATCATATCAAATCCCAATGATCCTAAAACTATGCCTGCACCCATCATCATCCATCTCCACTTTTCTAAAGCAGAAACTTTTGCTCCTAATTCTTTATGAGCAATCATATCTTCGTTACGCATATTAGTTAGAAGTTCTCTAGTTTCTTCTGCGTTACGGTCAAGACATTCATGCATCTCTTTAAGACTAGTTTTGATTTCGCTGACGTCCTGTTCAATGTTTTTAACTTGAACTTGAAGTACAGCGATATCAGTTTTAGTAGTCTGTGCCGGCATTTTAATAGTACTTGTCATCATTAAGCACTAGCAATAACTACGATCGGGTTAGGTTGACCGTTAGCCGCATTAGCAGCCGCCGCAGTATTGAATGTAGCAATAACGTCAGGGTTAACAGTATATGCAACAGCAGTACCTGTACCAGATCCTGCGCCAGTAGCAGTGAATGTAATACCTGTCATATTAGCCATAGCACCAACTGCTGTCCAGTTTGTTGTACCTGCACTGTAAATTGTGTAAACAGTACCTGCAACTAACGATCCGGCAGCAACTTGTGTTGGGAACACTTCAGAATTGTAATCATTAATACTTGAAACAAATGCTGTAGCAGATGCGGCGTCAGTAGACAAGATGTTCATTGTGTTTGGTGTTAATGCTGTGTTTGCTACGTTAGCTGTATAGCATTGTGCTGTCAAGCCAGTTGTACCACCTGTAACTAAATATTTTGTTTTGCCTTTTTGACGAACGATAAAACCAGCTTCATCATTTGCATAAACATATGCCGCACCACTTGCTACAACATTTGCATTAGCAGTTAATACAACACGGTTCATTACAGCATCTGGTGTACCAGTAGCGGCAGCCATTTGTACTTCAGGGCCACTTTGGCTAGTAGATACTGTAAATGCGGCAGCATTAGCAATAGCCTTAACAAAATATGTTGTACCTGTTACTAGAGTACCCAAATTAGCACTAAATGTAATTGGCATATCTACTATAAGAGTTTGGGCATTACCAGAAGTTCCAATTATATTTCCTGATACTACAGTGTTTGCAACAGCTACTGTTACATCACCTTTTGTTGCACTTGCAAAACCTAGATTAACATAATCAGTACTACCATTAATGTTAGCAACACCTACTTGAAGTGCGGCACCAGTTGTTAAGTTAGCTAAATCAGTACCTACACCTACTACCACTGTGCTTGTGTTAACTGCTGTAGGTGTGTACAATGTACCTGTACCATTGATACCAATAGCAACACGTGTTAATACTTGATTACCAACAATTGCTGTATTGCCACCAACTACACCATATGTATTAGCGTTAGTTGCAGGGAAACCTGCACCACCTACTGGATTATTAAAATAAGCATCAACTACACCAACCGACATTAAAACTGTTTGACTACTTGTGTCAGACAGTGTTGCCATAACTTGTGGCTGAACACTTAGGTCTGTAGCAGATACATCAAATGTAGTATTTGATAGTATTGAATTTATAAAATATGTAACACCTGCTGTTAGGCCACCAACTGTTGTAGCTACTTGGAATGGCATACCTTTAGCTACACCAACTGTTGGTGATGTAGTTAAATTTCCACCTGATATTGTAACGATACTACCTGTTGCGGCTGTATCAGTAATTGTTAAGACTGCTTGAGCCTTTGCGATTTTTAGAGGACGTCCCATTTGATTTTCCTTAATTATAATTGCGGGTTCTAGCCGCTACGCAGTGGGTACTGCATAAACTCTCAGAATTAAGAGCGTATCATATATTTATCAACGAAGGTCAAAAAGCAACACCTCTGCATCCTTGGCCTGCTCAATAGTTAACAAATCTTCACTCTCAAAACTCAATCCTGAAGTTTCGACACAATCATATCCATTGATTTTTACTGTCCCGCTAACAACATATACATAATATCTACGACTATTATTCAAGTTGACGTTAAAATCTTGAGTGAATATGCCTGCAAATACTTTTGCATCGCTATTAATATGTATAGGACCAGTATTACTGGCGATGGGACAAAACTTATTCAATTTATCTTTTCTAGTAAATTGCATTACATCGTATTGTGGTGGAAAATTATGTTTGTTTGGTCGTAGCCAAATCTGTAAATAACGAATTGGGTTATCTGATAAGTTACCTTCAGTATGCCAAATACCCGTTCCTGAACTCATGCGCTGTACACATCCACTAGGAACTTCTCCGTAGTTATGCAAGTTGTCATTGTGATAGCAAGGACCATCTATAATGTATCCTAAGATTTCCATATCACAATGTTGATGAATGGGTACACAGTTTCTAGGTTGTACCCTATCATCGTTAATAACTTCTAAGTCGCTATAATGAATATAGTTTGAATCGTAATAACTATTGTTACTGAACGTGCGATAAGTTTCAATCCAGTCTTCTTTAAGATGTCCTAATGTGTTTGGGTTTCTATATGTAATCATGCGTTTATTTAATGGAAAAGCGACCTAAGTCGCTTTTTCTTTTGAGTGTTATAGTATTAACACCAGTTTTCTGTACCAACTAATGTATAAACTAAGTCACCAGAAGCTGATGGGTTAGGTAATGTGTTACCATTATCATTAAAGAATGTAGCAGAGAATGTTACACCTGGATTGCAATTTGCATATGGTGTAGCAAAGTTAGTGCTGAACTTGTTCTTCAAACGGCTTGCATAATATGTATTGCCATCATCATTAATTTGAACACTAATTGTGTTAGGTTCTGTTGGACTGTTTAAGTCTACTAATAAACATGTAGCAACTGCATAAACTTCACCATTAGTTGTTAAACCTGTTCCATCTTTCAATGCTGTAAAAATATCATATTGGGCGGCTGTTGCATCAGCACCAAGTGCTTGCCAATCAGTATCACCCACAGTAGCAATCATATATGCCTGACCGGTCGCAATAGATTCATCTTGGATGACATTGTTATTGGCCGCAACTAAGAATTTTCTAGAACCTTTTTGACGAACGATAGAACTGTTGCTAGTTGCGGTATAGTACCAAGCACTATCAGTTACATTTGAACCTGAAGGGTCACCTAATTCTAATTCTTCGTCATCAGTTGTGCTACTATAGATTCCCAATGATGTGTAACCACCGGCACCATCACTAACCCAAAGTTGACTAGAGCCAGTAAATCCATCAGTACTAAAATGTGTACCAGTTCCTGTAACTGTGGAACTACCTGTATCAGCCGTAATAGTTCCTAAACCTTTTACAAGTACAGCCGCATCACAACGAATCATATCGCTATCTTCATTAATACCGCCTACAATACCGGGTTGAGAGTCACTATATCCGTTGTTTGTTGAGCCATCGTTAGGAAAGCCGTCATCAATAACTTGACCATCCTGATATTTTCTAATCTTTAGAGCATTTCCCATTTTATTTTTCCTTATAAAATATTTATCTAATATATATTATTCAGTGCCTGTATTGGCGTGATTTGCACCTAGTTGAGTTATACTGAATGCTCCTGCTGTACCTGCTACATTGATGTAAGCAATATAATTACCTTGGCCAACCAAGAAGTTATTGTCTACTGTGTTAGCAGGGATAATTTCTCCTGTCGTTAAGTTAGCCGTAATGCTAGAATTACCTACTGCTATAGCTATAGCTGATGTTGTAGTAGCAATACGAACTTTATCGGTAGTTGCTACTGTTGTTAATTGACTTGAACTGTTTGCTGTATAAATTGCTGATGCCATTTTATTTTCCTATTTATAATCTACCGACAGCGACTTCAATTACGCCCTCGATTCCATCAAAGTTTTCTAATGCTTTGCCAATAACTGTTCCCATATGAGGTGATAAACTTGCTCTAGCAAAGCCATTTCCGCCAGATACCATCATATCACCTTTACGAATTATTCCGCGCACCTTGCAAGGAACACGTCCTTGTAATGCTAATACTACGGTATGTTCACCTTCACATGCAGTATTCAATACATATGCTGGGTTAGTTGAAACAATACCTGCAACACGTGATGTTCCATCTTCTGCTAGTGTAACTTCTTTGTCTCCGCCAAATGCTAAAACAGTACCAGATTCATAATGTTGATCTGCTACATAATATTCTGCTAAGTCAGCATATGTGGCACGTAGCTGTGATCCGGTAGATAATGACCAATTACCAGTAATAGTACCAACATTTGTGTTTGCGCCAGTAGTCAATGTCATATTATTACCACTGATTGTTTGTGCATTTGCAAATGTAAGATTGGTAAATGAAGTGCTAACACTTGTAATATTTGGTTGTGCCGCAGTGGTTAATGTACCAGTTAATAAACTAGCGCCAACAGTACCACTATTAGCATATACATTGCCACTCGTAATATTTCCTGTAACAGTTAAACTAGTTAATGTGCCTACACTTGTTATGTTTGGTTGTGCATTAGTAGTTACAGTGCCAGCTGTTCCTGAAGTTGCTACATTTAAATTAGCAACTTGTGTTGTACTTGTTACCGTTAATGGGGCTGTCCCTGTAGCAATATTAGATATTAATCTTGTTCCAGTAATTGTATTGCTTACTGTAAGTGTTCCCGGAACTGCCATTGCGCCGGTAATTTTTTCAAAAGTAAATGCTGAATTTCCACCAAACAAGCCAGCGTCATTAAATTGAATTTGTGTGTTAGAGCCGGCAGCGTTAGCGTTGCCACCGCCACCTGTTTGAGTAGTCCAACTTAAATTACCAGTACCATCTGTTTGTAATACATAACCATTAGTACCACCGCCAATTTTAACACTAGATACGTTACCTAAATGGATATTAGTACCGGAATAAAGATTAGAATTGCCAGGTTGTGATGCATTACCACCTGCATTTTCCCAAGTATTTGTACTAGCTACGTAGGCAAATATTTGGCCGTTTTGTACATTTGATATATTTAAATTAGCGCCGTCACTACCATTAATTTGACTAAAGGTAATATCAGAATATGAGGTTAATACTTCAATGTTTTCGTTATAGGTGTTAGCATTTCCGGTACCACCTATAAAAAGACGTTTAGCATCATTTGCCCAACCTAATTGTGCTTCTGATAATTGTGGCAGGTCTACAAGGTTACCTGAACGCTGTTGGATTTTTGATATCTGTATAATGGCCATAAGTGTAATTCTTTGAAGATTTACACTTATTTATCATTATTTCTTATAGAAAGCTCATGTAATATTTCTCTACACGGTTAAACCATATATCACTATACTTTACAAATTCGGGACCCTCTAAGATAAATTCCTGATATTCATTTGCAGCAGAACACATAAAAATAACACCTTTACGAATCTTTGTGCCATGAACTTCATTATGAGCATTAGCATAGGCTGCTAACTGAACAAAATAATCATCAATCCATTCACGTTTTTTAGGCTTGTTTGTTTGCTTATGGTCCATAATAGCGTCACTGCCATCGTGTACACCGACTAAATCTGTCGTCCCTGCATAAACTTTTGGATAATAGAGAGGAACTTCTGTACCCCACCATTCGCTACATTTGCTAAGACCTTGATTAATGATTGATTGGGCCATTTTATGGCTTTGCAAGCTATACGGATTGCTTCCGGGCTCATTGAGTACTCCTGTCTTAATGTAATCTTCTAACCATTTGTGCATCCGTGTACCACGACCTGCGGCTTCTGTTGTGATTTCTTGTGCTTTTTGTACACCAACTCGCTTACGCCAATTTTGTAATGCTTGTTTAGATTCTTCACTTTTAGTAGCATCTAGTATTGTAGTAACACTAGGAAGTTTCTCACCATCTGGAGTAGCATATTTACGTGAGCCGTTTATTGTTTCCCTAAGCAAAGGGACATAGTTATATTTGTTTGGATTGTACATCAAGCTATTATACTGTATTTTATAACCTAACGCAATGATTTAGGTTAAACTCTAAAACTCTCTCCACAACCGCATCGGTCACGCTCATTTGGGTTGCTAAACTCAAAACCTTCATTTAACCCATTACGAACATAATCTACTTTCATGTTCTTTAGATAAACATCATGTTTTTTATCTACTAATACAATAAAATTAGGTTGTGCGTAATTAATAATAGATTCATCATATGTGTATTCATCTACATATTCTAATACATATGCTAATCCGCTACAACCAGTGGTCTTGACGCCTATTCGTATTCCTAGACCTTTACCACGTTTTTTAATTATTTGTTGTATTTTATTTGAAGCTTTTTCAGAGAGTGTAATCATCTTACTTCATTGCTTTTTGTGCCATTTGTTTGACAACTTTTTTACTTTCTTCTTCTTCAGGTTCTACTGGGGTTTCTTGACCCTTAAATATAACCTTATCACCTTGAATGTTTGAAATTTTATTCTTTAATGGTGGCTTTTTAATCATATCGTACAAATCATCTTTAGCTAATATGATATCATTACTTTTATAGTAATCTAATAACTCATCAACTGTCCAATCAGAATGTTCAACACCACTATCAATATCACTAGCCAACTGACTTGTTACAGCAACTAATCTTACTAATAGTGGGTTTGGATTTGATAGCTCAAATAATCGCATTATCTCTTTGCGCGGCCAGCACCTGCAACGGGCATTTCTTCATCTGGTTCTTCAATAGATATGTCATCATCAACGCTGAAATCTTCTTCACCGCCGGGTGTTTCCATATCAGCAGACATATCCATATCAGCAGACATATCATTAGTCTCATCACCAAATGCATTATCAGAAGCCATTTCACCGCCTTGACCAGTAATACCGTTCAATGCAGATTGTAATGTGCCTTTAGATTGTGTCAATGCGGCTTGTAGTGCAGTTAGTGCTTCAGTAACTTGTTGGTTGAAAGATTCACTTTCATTTACGCCAATTTCGCTTTGAACACCTGATGTTAATGCTGGTAATTCTTTTACTAACATATCAGATACTTCTTCAACCATTTTTTGTACTTGGTCTACCATGTCTTGGGCTGCAAGAACAACCTGTGATTTTTCAACTTCTTCGTTCTCTACAACGATACGAGTTTTAGGTAGTGACTGTAAATAGTTAAAATGGTCAGCTAATGCTTGTTCCATAAACACTAGTTTCATGTACGATGGACTAGTTTGGCTTTGATAAAAGTCAGTAGATGATTTGGTTTCATTAATCAATCCACGAACTTTACCAAGCATAGACTTAGTTTCAGTTACAGTCATTCTCTTTGTATTAAACGGAAGAGAATAGTGTTCATTCAAAGCTCTAGAAGCTGTTGATATTTTTTTGTTGTCGAATTCGGTTAATTTCATAGTTATATTCCAAGACTAATATAAAGTATTTATCTTTTTTGTTTTATTGTTAGGGTTTTGTGTCAAATCTTTTAGTTTGCCATTTCTTAGAATCATTAATATATGTGTACAATTCATCCGTATACCGTCTTTTTTTCAGCTTATCCTCACTTAATTTGGATAAAACTATTAGACGATTGTCCGTATCTTTGGCATTTTTGAAGATTTTGGTATGTAATGATATATCTACTTCCAACCCAGCTAGTAAATTATCCAATTTTAATATCCTATTAGCCTGATAAAACATATTTCTTTTGTCAAATGTACACCATGCTACAGCATGTTTAAGTGTGTTAAAATTATGAATAGTAAATGTAGTATGCATTGTTACTATATATTCATTATTTTCATTTTTAGTAATATGATACATATTGAATAACTCATAGCTACCATCAGTATTTTGAAAAATTATAACATCTTCTAAATCCCCAATAATATTGGGTTTCATTAATTTAGCTAACTGTTTTTCGGCATTATATCGTTTAATCATATTCTACAACTTTAAAATATATATTACGTAGTTCGGCACTGGTATCTAAAAATGAAGGTAATTCACTCCAACTAGTGTCTGTTTTGATCATTGGAACATTGTCACAATCACTATACAATG